CACTTGACTGGCGCGGGTGTACCGGCGAGTCTGACGGAGGGTCCGCCCTGGGGCTGCCCTCGTTTCTGAGGCTTGTTAGCACTTGACTCAGAGCCTGCTCGATGTTCTCGGCGGGGACGACCACCACGTCGGCCGTTTCCAGCTTCCGTATTAGTGGATTGTCCCGTAGATTTGTTAGCAGGTTTCGGAGAGTCACTAAGTTCTTCTCGAACCCGTCCAGCCGTGCCCGGCTGTCTCTTAGGGCTCGCAACTCGCTGTCGGTTCGCTGCAGGTGCTCCACCTCTGCCACCTCGCGGCGCAGACGGAGGACTAGCCCCTGCATGACCTTCAGCTCCCGTGACAGTTCTGTCGTCGGTACGATTAGACTGGCGCTTGCCATTCTTTCTCGGTTTCTGCACAGAGTCAGAAACAAAACACGACGCCCCCGCGTGGATGATCTGGCCATCCACAACCACGGTGGCTTTCGCCACCGGCTCTTGCACATCGAGTACAGGAATCCCTGCTATGTCACCACGATACTCTCGCAGCGCAGTGACATGGGCAAGGATTTCATCATCTCGTTTTCCGAGGCACGTGGCAACCACGTGAACCAGGGATGTGCCAGAGTTCGGCCAAGGATGCCGACGGCACTCTTCGTCTCGATACCACCATGGTAAATCTCCTGTGACAGTGTCACTGAGAACGAGCGGCCCAGCAGCTCGCAGATACGCACGACACCAGTCGCTGACGATTGGTGTGTTCGGGTCTGTTACCAAGATTGCGTTGGCTTTCTGCCAACCGATCTGCTCAATCGGGTTGACAGTATCCACAGTAGTGTGGATCTTACCAAGCGCACGAAGTGGTTCGACACAAGAGTCGGGGGTAGTCCAGGGATCAATGAAGACCCTGGCCAGGAACGGTACGGGGTTGTGGGGAAGAACCTGACTCACCTTCAGAGTCAAGCCGAGACAACTTGCCACTCTCGTGACCTTGTCTAGACCACTACTGGCCAACACTCCGGACATGACAGAGTCATCTCCGTAGTAGATGCCAGCTTTGTGGAATGACCACAGGTGAGAGAGTTTCAGTTCTCGGCCTACACAGTATGCTACAAAGGCACAGATGATGGTGTTACCATCTGTGGTGAGTGGCGAACCACTCAGCCTGCTACCACCAGGCTCATAACTCACACCAGTTTTGGTCCGAGCGGTAGCATCCAACTCATCACGCAGTAGCTGGTCAAGCTCTGCA